GAGCAATGCCTTGTTGCTTACATCGAGGCAGAAAAAATTCGCATGGCTGACGGTGAAATTGGGTTGGCAGAATTTAATAACCGCGTTCGCAGCTGTAACCATTTTCGGTCACTCGATTGGAATGGTAAAGCGCTTAGTGAGGTTAAAGCTACCGATCTCAAATTTGGATTATTGAAAACGCACTTGCTGCCACAATTTAAAAAGCGATGGGCAAAAGCAACCTGTCAAAAAATGCTTGTGCATTTTAAGCAAGTTTTTGTTGAGGCCAAAGCGCAAGATTATATCCGCGTGAATGAGGCTGCGGAATTAAAAATTGGCAAGGTCATAGACAATGACATTTCTAAAAATACTGTCGAAGACATTACCAATTTGACGCATGACAATGTCAGCAAAATTTTAACAGCTGCTGATGATAAATATTATTTAATCATTAAGACTGTGGCGATGACAGGGCTGCGATGCTCCGAGCTGGTGGCACTGATTTGGGAGCAAATTGAATTTGGCGATAATGAAAACGATGGCAGACTTTATGTGGATCGAGCCCTCAAGAGAACAGAGAATGTTGTCGGTGATCCAAAAACAAAGGCTGGCTCGAGGGTGATTTATCTGACTGCCGATTTGCGTAAGGAATTAATGAACTGGAAAATTTCTCAGCCTCTCAAGCAACGTGCAAATAATTTGGTTTTCCCATCACGCGAAGGAACGCTCGCAGATTATGGCAACTGGAGAAATCGCGGGTTGTATCCGACTTGTAAAAAAGCCGGTGTACCAAATATTTCGTTTCGATTGTTGCGACATTTCTTTGCCTCGATTTTAATTTTTGATACAGACCTGACTGAGGGAACGATAACTGAAATGATGGGGCATACCGATATATCTTTTACGAAACGCCAATACGCAACGTGGTTGCGCAAGAGTTCAAGAGATCAGGAGTCGAGCGCGAAGCTTAGTAATGCCACAAACCAATTTGTTATAAGGAGAAAATAGATATGACTACAGAGTTTTTTGTTTCAGTAATCAGAACGTATGAAAGAGAAGATTTAATCTCACTTAAAATTACTAAGAAACAGGTAGTGGAATTGTTAGAACTTGAAGGAGAAGATAAACTAAACTGGCAAGGGTTTGTTTCTGAGTATCTGCAAGAAGTGCCTGAGTTGTTAGATAAGGGTGAAATAGAAGAAAAGGGTACGTTAATGTTAAGAGATGACATCAAAGAAGAAATAGGTGATGTCGATTGGGTTTAAAATTTTGGTTATTTGTTATGAGGAGAAAATAGATATGACTACATTGTCCCAATTTGGTGAAATAGATTCTCCAAAAACTTGTAGACATTGCGGAAAAAAAACCGGCATTTTTTACGAAGAAGTTTCGCTTTTAAAAGGGGAACCTTATAAAGGAAATGCCACTGTATTTGGAAAGCGAAAGCCGCATCCACTGTACAGAGATACACACGACATGATTAAAGTAACTCGAAATCTTTGGAAAGATTTTAGTTATGGGGCATTTTGCAGTGCGCAATGTGCAATTAAGTACGCTAACAATGTAGTTCGTAATTCTGATGCCAGAGATAAAGTTATACTTCTAAGCAAGGGGGTGAATTAGCCCCCTTGCTATTCCCCCCCTACAGCGAGAAGTTTTTTAGATACGCGCTCGAGGCAGTTTCATAGGGTCTTGGAGTCACATAAATTTTTTGTTTAGATGCAGAGCGCATTATGCGCCATGCAGTTTCAATTAAGTGTTCATCTTTAAACAGGTTTGGATTGCCGGTTACTCGGTAGCAATTTCGCAATTCGCGTTTCACAGCTGCTTTTTCTTGTGCGGTATACTCTCTCATTTTAGTTTTCCTTTTTCATACGAACTGAAAACATCTCGTAGCTCAACGCCCCATAGCCACAGGCATCAGTGTAATTTTCAATGTTGGAAGGGCTGGCGTTACGCCTACCGATTTTAAATAATTCCATCATGTCGCAGACATCATTAGCTTGAAGCTTAATGTCTGTTTTAAATCGAGCATTAATGTGAGCTGTCCAGTAATTCGCAATAACTGTAAAATTATCAATCGCCTCACCGTGCTGCTCAGCTCTGTCTTTGCAGACAAGTTGAGCAGCTTTTTTTAAAACGGTGGAACGATAGCTTGGGTTAAATTTAAATTCTTCAGTCATAATGGCAACATTCCATTTTGCGCTGCGCATACGTCAATCAAGGCACAGCCTGTCCACAACAATATATATAACGAAAATATAAAAAACGAAAACGCTAACATGCCTGTAAAAAATTTAAAATATTCCATTACACTCTCCTATTTTTTTGATTACATGTAAAAACGCTAACTTACAAAAATTAATAAATCAATAAAATTTATTTTTTATAATTTTTAAAATATTAATTGACTTAAAAATTTTTATAATTATTTTAAAGTGTAATAATTTTTTACAGGATTAAAAATGCTTTTCAATGATTGGCTAAAAAAAGAGAAGTTAAGCTACACAGACGCATCAGCGCAATTTGGCGTAAGCAGAATTACAATTTATTATTGGGCAATAGGCACAAACAGACCGAGCCCAAAATACAATCACATTATCTATGAAAAAACTCGAGGCGAGGTAACCGCGAACGATCACCAGCGCGCCTATGAGTTAGCTCGTGAGTATGATGATGCAGATATATAATCTGCCTTACCCGCCAAGCATTAATAGTCTTTATCGTCATAAAGGCCCGCTTGTTTATAAAACTAAAAAATGGAAAGAATGGGTTATCGCTGCAAGCGCTGAACTTATTCAGCAACACAGTTATTTAAATAAAACAATTGATTATCCAATTGCTGTTGAGATGGCGGTAGGCCGTCCTGACAAGCGTACTCGCGATCTGGATAATTTAACGAAGGTTGTTTTTGACTTACTGCAATCGGCTGATTTGCCGAATGGAAAAATTATTGAAAACGATAGTTTAATTCATCGATACGAGGTCTATTGGTCAGACGATATTGTTGGAATTAAAGTTATTATTAAGCGATTGAGCGGGGGCAGAGATTGATCGGTTTTTGAAAACCTCTCCTCGGTAGCGATTAATTTTTGTCCCTGCACCGAGGAGAACATCGAGGAGAGAAAAATGACGAGCTTAAAAGATATTGTTATGGGGCAGAAGTTAGCCCCGCCTAGGTTGTTAATTCATGGCGTTGCGGGTGTTGGTAAAACGACATTTGGCGCTGGGTGTGACAACCCAATTTTTATTCAGACCGAGGATGGTGCAGACGTTGTTGGAGCTGAACGCTTTCCATTAGTAGATAGTTTTGATCAGGTAAATGAGCAGGTTGCGGTTTTGCTTAATGAAGATCATAACTATCAGACAGTTGTAATTGACAGCCTTGATTGGCTCGAGCCTCTGGTTGTCAAGCATGTCCTTGACGCGCACAAGGCCACCAGCATTTCCAAAATTGGCGGGTTTGGAGATGGGTATCTGGCTATCCGAAACGAGTTTCGAGATTTGTTAAACAAGCTTGGAACTTTAAGAACCACAAAAAAAATGGTTGTTGTTTTGCTGGCTCATACGCAGATTAAAGAATTTAATGACCCGAACTCAGACAGCTACGATCGTTACATGATTAAGCTGGGGAAACAACCCGCAGCAATTTGTATGGAAAACTCTGATCTTGTCGGGTTTGCCAATTATCGCACAACGTTGCGCGAGACAGGCAAGAACCAGATTAAAGCAATAGGATCGGGTGAGCGGGTCTTGTACACGCAAGAACGCCCGAGCTGGATTGCTAAATCCCGCTATCCAATTGCGCACGAAATCGAGTTTTCATGGAAAGCTTTGCAAGAAGAAATTTCAAACACGACAAGGAGATAAATAATGGTTAGTTTTAATTTTCAAGCAGACCCCAATGCGGAAGTTTTTGATGGCGGTGATTTTCCGCTAATTGCAGATGGGGATTATTCCGCAACCATTGTTGACGCGATGGTTAAAGAGTCAAAATCAAATCCTGCAAATTCATATTTAAATCTTGAATTTGAAGTAGAGCCAAAAGGCAAAGTCTGGCACAGCTTAAATTTATGGAACCAAAACGATAAGGCAGTGTCGATTGCAAAACAGCAGCTCAATCAAATTTGTACTGCTGTCAATTTATTGCAGATGACAGACACAGATCAGATTGTTGGAAAACGATTGAGTATTACAATTGCAATAGAACCAGCTCAAGGCGAGTGGAAAGCTAAAAATAAAATTACAAACTTCCAATCGTTACAGAAAACGGTACAGCCATCTTCAAACGTTACCACACATCAGGAGCCAGCTGCACCGATTTCCTCTCCAACCGCACCCCAAGATTCTGCACCTTGGAAATAGTAAATGGGCGGTTAGGCAAAGCCTAGCCGCTCTTTTCTTTTTTGGAAAGAGAAAATGGTCAAAATACAAATTGATCTAGACGATCCGACTCTGCTTGCTGCTGATCAAATTTTAGAAAAAAGAGAAAATAGCAAGCCGAGGCGCGGGTATTTAGGAATGAGCGCTGGGGGCAATTGCGCTCGGCAAAATTACTACAACTTCAGAGGCGTACAGTCTAAACCGTTTAACGCAAAGACATTAAAGAACTTTTCATCTGGGCATCGAGCCGAGCCGGTAATGATAAAGCGCATTCAACAAGTGCAGGGTCTTGACGTTTTAAGCGTTGACCCAGCGACAGGGAAACAATTTGAGGTGGAAGATTTTGATGGGCATCTTCTTGGGCATTTAGATTTTGAAGTGCTCGGGTTATTGCAAGCGCCTAAGACTTGGCATGTGGGCGAGTGCAAAGAAACGTCTGAGAAAAAGTTACAGGAATTTAGACGCATTAAAGGAAAAGTAGGTGAGAAAAATACACTGAAGGCGTGGAACGAAAACTATTATGCCCAGCATCAGCTGTACATGAAATATCGTAAACGAAAAAGGGGATGGCTAGTTGTTGCCAGCGCAGGTGTTCGCGATTGGGATAGCTGCCGGACAGATTATAACCGCGAGGATGCGGATTATTATGCAGAGAAGGCTCGCCAGATTATCTATGAGCCCGAGCGGATACCTGACCGAATTGCAGAAGATCCCTCTTATTTCAAATGCAGCTGGTGCGATTATAAAGCGATATGTTTTGAGCGGGAAAAACCTGTTCGGAATTGTCGGACTTGTGTGTACGGCAAGCCTGAGAAAAACCGCCAGTGGTTTTGCCAAAAACATAAATTTCATGCAACGCAAAGTGAGCAGCGTGAGGGTTGTTCAAGTCAAAGATTTTTAACTGCGTTGGTGGATGGTTCAGTGAAACAGATTACAGACGACACAATCATTTATGAAATGAGTCATGGCGAATGGATTGATAATGGAGACTAGCATGGATTGGACACCCTACGAAGATGAAATGATTTTACGCGCAGGTAAATGCGCAGGTGAAATTCTAGACGAGCACGATTTAACAATCTGCCACAAATCAAATTTGAACAGGACAATAACAAAAGATCAGTGGTTAAGTTTTTTGCGATCACTAATAGGCGAATACTTTTTAATTAAACCTGAGTACGAAAAAAAATACAAAGAAATGTACGAGTTAAATGACGAAATACCATTTTAAAGTTTGTCCTGTTTGCGAAGGCGATGGGGTTGTGATGGTTGAGGTAATAAAATTTTTGCCACAAAATTACAGTCGTTTTGCGGAGCCGGATTATGTTGATGAAGAGCAAGTGTGTGAGGAGTGTGAAGGGTATGGCGAAATCAAAATTATTTAAAAAAGACGTTGATAAAGAAATTATAGGTATGCGCAAAAAAGGCATGCCAATTCACAAAATTGCGGAACTTTTAAATATTGGGTGTGAAAGAGTGTCAAGGGTATCTCGGGATAATGGAATCACTCGGCTTCCGCGTAAGGCTAACGATGATTTTTTTAGCAATCAACGTCAAATTCTGCTGCGCACAGAAACCGAGTTAAAAGAAAATTTTGAAAAGAAAAAAAACTGGGAAGAATTGATGGGAACCAAACGATACGATGACCCAATGTATCCAGACAAGCATGGCATTAGGCGCGGAGATTACAAGGGCTCTCGTTAATGACAAATCGGATTGAGATTACCAACACAGCTATAGATCGATGGGGCCAGCCTAATAAATCGTTAAGCTCGAAAGATGAGCTGCGGTTCGGATCTCATGGCAGCGTCAGCGTCAAGCTTGCGACTAACGAATGGTACGATCACGAGATTTCTGAAGGGGGCAAAGTTGTTAAAAAAGAACTGCCAGAAGTAACACGCCCTCGGGTATGTGTCGCGAAATACAATTATGTAAATGAGCAGGGCGAAACGCACTTGCAAGTTTTGCGTTATATGCCGAAAGATTTTAGGCAGCGCAGACCTGATCCCAATGACCCGAGTAAATGGATCTGGAGTGTCAAAGGCATTGCTCAAGTGCCGTATCGTGTGACCGAAATTTTGAAATCAGACTATGTAATTGTCTGCGAAGGCGAAAAGGATGCAGACAATTTAATGGCAGCTGGGTTTGTTGCAACGTGTAATGCACAGGGCGCGAACAAATGGGCTGACGAGCTGACCCCATATTTTAAAGGCAAGGATGTTTACATTATACCTGATAACGATTCGGCAGGGCGCGATCATGCCCAGCTGGTAACAAATAAACTTTTTGGCAATTGCAACAGTGTAAGAGTTGCTGACATTTGTAAGGATATGCGCGCTCGCTCGGACATATCGGATTGGCTCGAGGATAATGACGCATCTAATTTAATGGCAGAAATCCTGGGTTTTGAGGCCGTTACAGCGGTAAGCGCGGAACCTGTTATTGATGTAAATAATTCTGACATTTTTTTAACATTGGACGCAGACGAAATTAAGGCTGTTACAGAGGCCGATGATTTTGTGGAAGGTTTACTAGGGGCAGGGCAGTTAAGTGTACTGTATGGGCCTAGTAATTGTGGAAAAACTTTTTTTATGAGTGATTTGTGTTTGCACATAGCAATGGGGAAGACATGGCGAGGAAGGGAAATAGACGCAGGTGGCGTACTCTACGTTGCAGCCGAAGGCGCTTATGGTATCAGAAATCGGATAGCTGCCTACAAGCAGTATCACGAGCTCGAGAGCGGGATACCTCTGACGATTTTACCGAGCTCGATCAACATGTTGGACGCGGAACAGGATGTCGAGAAACTGATACGCACGATACAGGTTAAGGCACAGGAACTCGGCAATATACAGATGATTGTACTG